TGTACTACCAACACCTGCAGCAGCTAACCCGCCCATTAGTCCAGAAGCAAAATTACTTGTATCACTTCCTTCTCTAACCGGTTGAGCTGTTGCTTGATTTGCTTGAGTTCCAGCTAATCTATTTCGATCAGCCTCTCTTCTAGCCTCTTCAGCTGCAAATTCTGCATTTTCTATTTGACGTAATTGAGCATTAAACTGTTGTCTAAGAATACTATCAATACTGGTTAATTTATTTAAAGCACTATCTAGTGTCACAGAGACGTTATTTAAAACATCTCTTTGATCTACTATTACATCAGCGATTGATTCGCCTTGATTTGTTAGTGCTGGTAAATTAGCCATTTGTTCTCTGCTCTTCTATCTTCTTTAAATGATCTTGTAGCATTTGTAAGTAAATATCACGTTCAAAAGGCATCATCTCTTCTAGTTCAGTTAATGAATATTTATGATGTTGCATTAATGCAAAATTTGTATAGTACATATTCGCTAAACTATTGTGACTTAGCGATACATAAAAAAACTTTGAAGTCCTCTCATTGGTATATTTTCATCTTTACCGCATGTTTCACAAGTATATTTTACATCGTATGAGACTGTTGGTAGCTTTTCAAAAAAACTAATAACTTTAAGAAACTGTTCTTTGTTAAGCTGTTCAAGATACTCAATCATTTCTTCTTGAGTAAAATCATCATAAACATTTTCTTGATCATATACACTTTCAATTTGAAGAGATAGAGCTTCAAATACAGATTCAATCTTAGATGATGTTAGTGATGAACCAATTTTAGAAGAAGTCTCTAATGAAGGAATTTTTAAAACTAGACCAACTTCATCAGTTAGCTGAATTTTCGTATCAAACTCTTCTGGTTTATTGACCACTACATCTTCTAAATTTAACTCATATTCTGTTACATGTGTACATTCAGTTGCTGATCCATGTTTGAGATTAAGTTTAATTATATTATTAATAGATCTTGCTCTTAGTTGAACAAAGATATATTCAATATCAAAGAATGGTAATTCTCTTACATTACCATCATATTCTACACAAGCTTCAATTATATTAATTACCGCTTCTGTAACATCAGTATCTTCTCCACCTTCAATAGCCATAAGAAGAGTTTTTTCTTCTTTAACTAAAAAAGGTCGATAATATACTTCTTTGCCATTTGAAGGCAATTTAAGTTTAAATTTAGGGACTGCAATTTTAGGCAACGCCATGTTTTCACCTCACAGGTTATTAATTTATAGTAAATGAATTAGTATTAAAGATAGGGTTTCCAGTTAAATCTCCAAAGCTTGGTAATCCGGGTGCTATTGTTCCTATTATATCATCTAAGCTTGGAAGCCCGGATATAGTTAATCCTCCTCTTCCTCGAGAAGTTCTAGCAGGTCTACCTAGAGCTGGTTCATCGGTTTCTTGAAAATGTTTATAAGTAAATTGAACAGTTAATCTATGTAAGTCTTCACTGCCCCAGTTTAATGGTAATGAGTTAACGATTATAGGATATGCTTCTTGTAATCCTAATGAATATACAATATCACCTTCTTGGTTATATTGAACAATTAAAACACCAGATACATAATTTGAATAATAACCTACACTACTAAAAAACTTTACATCTTGCTGTCTTGAATGATTTCCTATAACCATACTTTGCCAAGAATGAAATAATCTTTTTTCATTCAATTCTTCATCGCACACCATAGTTACTGTAACATCAGGATATACAACACCGTAACCTACTTTAGATGTTAAACCAAAACCATGTTGTTTGTAATCAGAAGTAACAATTGATCGACCAGGCATTTCAGCTTGCTCTATTCTAAATCTCAAAACATTACCTGTAGCTTTTTTAGCTTTATCTGATAGTAGAATATTTTGAGGAGTAAACACATACATTTCATAATGACTTTGCTTTGATACACCGTTAGATGTATCACCAGTAATATTTGATTTAAATTGATTTACGTTAAAAGCCATTACGCAACCATCTCCATGCTTTTGCTATAGACTTGAGAACTACTTGCTTTCTGGAATCTTTGCAATGGCATAAACAACGCCATATCCCATTCTACCGGGTCTATTTTTATTCTTCTTGATTTAATATGAGAATTAAGATAATGTTTAACACACGGTTTAAATAATTTATATCTTGCACTTCTCTTTAATATTTGATAGCTTAGTTTAAGAGAAGTATCTTCATTGTATCTACTATCAGTACGTAAAGTGTATAATGCATCCATTAACATAGCTCTTTGACGTAACGGTAGATAATGCATGTTGAGCCCCAAGAAGCCGTTGTCTCTCGGTTCAATTGGGAAAACTAGAGGAAAGGTATCATAGTATGGAAGTTTACGTTTTAACTTAGGGTCGTATTGAAATAACATCATTTGACCAATTTCAAAGCCGCGAACGACTTTAGATTGATTCTCACGCATTAATTTAGATGGTGTTACATCTACCTTTTCAGCCTCGTTACGATACCATCGACGAGCTGCTTGAGTACGAGCTGGTATTTGTCCAGCACGAACACCTTTAGTTAAAATATTATCGAATACGTATGCGACCATAATAGATCCTTAATAGTTAGATAAACTTATTTATCTTACTTTCGACCAAGTTCATTCTCAGTTATAATTTGAAATTTCCATTTACGGTCTTTGCAAAATTCTTGAGCGGCTTTCCACTTAGCTTCGTTAACTAAATAGGTAGTAACTTCATTGAGAAATCGTTTAGTTTTTCTTTTTGGAATTTTAGGTTCTTGAGTTTGTTTGTATGGTTTGACTTCTATTAAAGTAGTTTGTATACCATTATTAGTTTTTGCTTTTATTATAAAATCAACAAAATATCTATGCACACGTCTATCAAGTGGTGATCTATATGGGATTACTATTTCTTCAGAGCCCCATTCAAGTATATTTGGATTGTTGTCGAAATAAACCATACATTGTCTTTCCCAGGAACTACGATAGACAATGTTAGTTGGATCGCCTAAATATTTACTAGGAAACTTAGGTTTAAATTTACCTTTATAAGTCTTACTCATAGGAATAACGAATGTCTTTAGTTGATTTAAGTGGATTGGCAGATGCTGCTGAAGGTTTACTCTCAGGCCCGCTAATTAAATTAGAACCATCTCCAACATACAAAGTTAGTAAATTTCCTGACGATATAGCAGATTCACCCTATTTTGTAGTATTTAGGATGGTTAATAAACCTGTAATGAGAACTTTGGGTAGAAGTGTAGGTAGTAATATATTTGGAGGAGGCTCTGCTTTTAGCAGAATAGCTGGCGGTATTGTGTCTCGTTCTATTAATAATTTTTCTATACCGGCTAGAGGTTATGCACTACCAATGCCATCTAATTTAGTTACCGGGTATAATGCACAATACAATGATACACCTATTGGCTCGTTAGGAGCTATTGGTAAGAGAATAGGTGAAAATTTTACTGGTCCAGACGGTGGTTCTTATTATAAAGGAATTACAAACGCTATTCAAAATGCTAACATAGGTATGGCAGACTTAAAAGGTGGAGCAGCTAATATGCTTATCGGTGCTGTTCAAGAAGGAGGTCTTGCTGGTTTATTAACTGCTGCTGGTCTTGGATCTGTACCAGGGGTAGGGGTTGCAGGTGCAGCTGCTGTAGGACAAGGTGTTTTAGCAGGTGCTGGTATTGCACGTAATCCACATCTTGCTTCTATCTTTCAAGGTGTTGGTTTTAGAAGACACCAATTCCAATATAAATTAATAGCTAAAAATGCTAACGAAAGTAATACATTAAAAAATATAATTAGATCTTTTAAGTATGGAATGGCTCCAAAATATAGAGCTGGAGATCATATTTTTGATTATCCGAATGAATTTGATATTACACTAGCAGCTGGTAGTTATTTGTTTAAAATTGGTCGCTCGGTTTTAGAAGACTTTACTGTTGATTATACAGGTGAAGGAACACCAGCATTCTTCGAAGATACAGGAGCTCCATATTCTGTAGTATTAAATATGACGTTTAAAGAAACTTCGATTGTAACTAAACGCGAAGTTAGTAACGGGAGATAATAATGTTTTATTTCGAATCATTTCCTACTATACAATATGATATTAAAAAAGATGGTGTAACATCTAACGTTACTAATTTATTTTTAAGATATAAGATTGTAGATATATTTAAAAACCAATCTGCTGTTTATTATAACTATAGTATTAAAGATGGAGAAAGGCCGGATATTATAGCTTCAAAATATTATGAAGATGAATCTTTAGACTGGATTATTTTGTTAACTAATAATATAATTGATCCACAGTTTGACTGGCCGTTAGATAGAAGATCATTTGAAAACTTTGTAGTAAAAAAATATGGAAGTGTTTCTACAGCAAGAAGTCAAACTCACCATTATGAGCAAATAACTCAACAGCAACAAGTGCTTTTTGA